GAATTGGAGTCAACAGACAACGAATACCAACCAACGCCGGGAGGGTAGCACGGGTTCCGGCGAGCGTCAACCCGCCTGGATCGGCGTCCGCTTCCCACTGCCACCGAGAGAAAATGCCTGGTATTCGCCGCTTTTGATCTTCTCCCACAGAGCGTCGTCGGTCACCAGCACCCCAACCCACCACGCGCCATCGGGTTGCCCCTTCGTCGGGATGCCCATCTTTTTCAGCTTGTCATGGGTCAACCACGCGGATTCGATAATGTGGGCGCCCGCGTCGCGCTTGTGGACTTCCCGACTGGTCAGTTTCCCAAAGTTGGCGTAGATCGCCTTCTCTAACGATTCGACATCGGCCACGTCCCCGCTGTGGTCCACCACCTGTTTCCCGTCGGCACCCTTGGCGACGTAGGCATACCCAAACACCTGCTTCTTTTCGGGGTTGGTGTTGGCTTTGTCGAACTCTACCAGGATCGTCATCTTTTCGGTCGCCTCATCGTCGCCACCGTCGTCTGTGGCTTCGGCTTCGGCCGGCATCATGCCTTTGATCAGGGCCGCGCCGTCGGTGATCATTTGGTGGCCTTTCTTCAGTTTTGCGTGGTTGGCGGCGGAGATCATGCGGCCGACTTTCAGCACTCCGCCCCGTTCCTCGGCGGTCAGGCGCAGTGTTTCGAGGTAGTCCGCAAGCGCTTTCTGTGCCACCTGCACCGGAACCTCCTCACTGGATTCGCCGGTGGTATCGTCCGTTTCCCCGGTTTCGTCCGTTTCATAGTCGGCAGGTAACCCCATCGCCTCGACGCGATACCACTGCTCACCGGGGGCCTCACACCACCCACGCTGCCGCAGGCGGTCCATCGTCAGACAGAACGCCATTTCGTTGGCCATGCCTGCACCGTCCGGGATCGGGCGGGTCAGGGCGTTGTAGATTCCGCAGAAATCGGCCTGCATCTCGGGAGGATAGCCGGCCTGCATTCCAGGGGTCAGATCGGCGGGCGTGCAGGGGATTGGCAGGTCCAGGATAGGGGCGGCCATGTAATAGCCCGGCTTCAATGCCTGATAGCCTTTTCGGAAGGCGACACGGGCGGCCTTCTGGAACGCGGGGCCAAGCGAATCCTCCAACCCCAGTGCCTTCGCGCGCGCCCGGATATGCTTCTTTGCAGCAGCCGGATCGGCGGCGCGACCGATGGAACGCATCGCGGCCATCAAGTCGGTTTTGTCGGCGATTGGGAATGACCCGTCAGGCATCGCCTCGCCCTTGTCGGCCATTGCGCGGCGTTGATCTGCGGTGTAGTTACGTTTTTCCATGTTGTTACCCTCGAAGTGTCGAACCAGTTTGGCGGACCATCCGACTGCCGGATCTCCGCCCCATAACGCCCATGCCACGCGACCCGGGGATGGGTAGCCGTCGCCGGGCGTGAATCCCTTGCCGGATTTGTCGCTTTCATGGCGTGCTAACCACGCGCGCATTTTGACGGCTTTGTCGCGGGTGATTTCGGCGCCACCGGCGAGACGGCGCGCCCATGCGACGGTGGCCGGCTTTAACCCGTCGCCACCGTGGCCCTGTTTATTCCACTCCAACCCCCGGCGCAGTTCGGCACGTACCGCTTCGGGTGCGGTGAGGCTAACGGGCATTGGCGCACCAGATTTGATGCTCCATCCGCCAGCATCGTAACGACGGATCGGGCGATGATATTTCCTGCCAGATTGCGTACTCAACCGGCAACTCTGCGCGGGCGACGTGCGTTGCAACACATGCGCCGGCGATGAACGCGATCAGGATGTGGGCCGTTTTCATGCTTTCTTCCACGTCAAAGCAAGGGCGCACCGACAGGACGGGTGCGCGGTGGGGGCGAAATAGCCGCCGGGGAATGTGCCATCCAGGGGCGCGGTTTGGCCGTCCAGGTCGGCGCAGATTGGGCAAGTGCGGTCAGAAGCGGTGGCGGCAATCCAGACCTTTTGCGCCCCGGGCCGGATCAGTCCGTGGTCCCGCGCGGTGCGCCATGCGTCCAGCGTTCCCTGTGCGTGCGCGTTGATCGTCTCGGTGCGTGCGATATTGACCGCTCGTTGCTGGCGGAGTTGCGACACGTAGCGGGCCAATGCGCGGTCTGCTTTGGCACCCTCGCCGAGCATGGCCGCGTAGTTGTTGGCCGCCGTGATTTGCCGGGGAAGAAGGCCAACCCATGCCCGGATCTTGCGCGCGGTTTCGGCGACCGTGTACTCGTCCGTGAAGGAGTCCGATACGATCTGCCGGATGGCGGCGCGGGTCAGGTCGCCCACGCCCTGTACCAATTCCGCCCCATGCGCCGCGATCCAGGGGGCCGAATAGGGATTCGTCAGGTTGAACGAGAGAGACAGGCCCAAAGCGGTGTTTGCGCCCGTTTCCGCAAGGGCCGTGATGGACTGCGCGGCCTGGGTGTAGGCGGCGAGTAGTTCGGCGTCTGCATCGGGGCCGGCGAGCAGTTTCGCGACCGCTTCGGGGCCTTGTTGGATCGCGGCCGTCAGTTCCTCGTCGGTTACGTCGGCGCCGCCGAGATATTCCTGGACGGCGCGCAGGAATACCCGTTCCGCCTCCCGGGTAGCCGACAGCGAGCGCGACCATTCGGCGGGCGCGTTCTTCTGGAGGATAAACCGCATCAGATGCCGCTTTGGTCGGCGGGCGGGTCGAGGTCGGCAATGGACCGGATGCGCTCGTTGTCGCTCGGTTGGCCGATCAGCAATCCGGCCTCGGTGGCCGCCTTCAGGAGCGACGCAAGGCCGGCAAGGTTGACCTTTTTATTAGGCTTGAATGCAATCCTTGGCATATCGTCCGGATCAAAGCCGTTTACTTCACACAGGCGCTCAACCAGCTGCCCGTTGAACGCCTCACACACCCGCTCCCCGATGCCCTGCAACACCGCCTCGGCAAGCTCGGTCTGATCCTCGGAAAGCGCCCGTCCCCCGCCGCTTTGTCCTTGAGCGAGCGTCAGGTATTGCGCGCCGACAACGATCATCAGTTCCCGAAACGCAACGTCGCGGCGTTCACCGACGGCTTTCATCAGGTCGCCGGTGCCATTCCCGGCCAGAATCTCTACGTCCCACCCGGCAGTTTTCTCGGGTAGCACAAACGACGTGCGCTCGTTGCGGACGTAGGTTGCGCCTGCGTTCTTGAACGCGGAATAGGCTTGACCAATGGGGGAAGCGGGATCGGCGGCGACGGCTTCGGCAGGGGCGCGAAACACCGGCACGCCCGCGAGGTTGCGGAAAGCACCGATGCGTAGCGACTCATCGTAGCGCTGCACGTCGCGCCACCGGGTGTACCCGGTGCGGAAAAACCCAGTCCCTTCCGGCCCTGCTGCGCCGGAGAACAGTGTAAAGTGCAGGATCTTCTCTTTGGGCAGCACAACCATGTGGGATTGTGTCAGCGCAAACTGATCAAAGTCATATCCGCCATCGTCGCGCTGTAGCCACCCGTACATGGTTTCCTGGCGACGCGGCTCTAAGGCGTCAATGCCCCACATTCCGTCGTCAAACTTGCTTTTGGGTGTGCCGGTTCGTCCGTTGCGAACCTTCCAGCAGATTTCCTGCACCGACCACCCCCAACCCAGGGCGGTGAGGGCGTCAGCCAACACATCGCGCCATGGGACGCGCATATCGGTGAGCGCCGACTGCACAAACTCCGCCACGTCGTTACCGTTGGGCGTTGTTGCTGCGATGATCGGCCAATCCCCGGCGCACAGAAGGTTGACCATATCGTTGATGGGACGGGCAAAAGCGCCGTCCAGCATCATCTCCAGATAGATATACCGGCGTCGCCACCAGGATTGCAGTTCGGGGTGGCGTTCGGTGAGATCGGGCTGATTGGGCCATTGCAGGGTACCAAGGACGCCGATCTGGCCGGGAACTGGGGTCATAGCCGAGGGCTACCACGATCTGGGGGTGGCGTCAACGGCTACCACTGGGCGAACTGAGCGGCGGTGACCTGCTGCCCCTCCAGAAGCGGCTTGACCAGATACGACGTAGCATCTACCTGATCTTTCAGTGTCCCCTTCGGAAAACTCGCGTGTTCCGCCACAAAATCCCGCACCCACGGATCGGCCGGGAGTGCGGACGCCGCCACCTCGTGGTGGTGGGGTTCGGACTGCCCACAAGTGCAGGGCAGGACCACGTTCCCACTGGCGACGTAGGGTTGCCACGATTGCGCCCTTGCAACCTTGTCACCGACAGGCGGGACCAGAATCAGGCCGGGAATCTTGGCCCGGAGCACCGACACCACCGGACGGGCAGCGGCGGCGTCTTCTACGTGCCACGCCGTAGCCTTCGGGAATCGTTGGCGTACCGTCAGCATTTCCGCCGACAGAACATCAGCCTCGCACCGCAGCCTTGTGACGGCGTAGATGTAGACCTTCCCGGCCTTCTTCCCGCCGAATATGCCCGCGTGGTAGGCGCCCGCGTTGGTGCCACCGAAGGCCAGATCCCACCCGGCGGCTTCGCGCTCGTAGGTGGCCGGGTAGGAGCGGTGGTCAACGAAAGTCCACTGTGCAACCGGGAACATGCCGCCGGTTGCTGCTACGGGGCGTTGGCCGTACTGGCCGGACGCCTGGGGACCGAGGGCCTTTTCCATTTCCCGGACAACGGGCTCCGGAAACCGCAGGGGGTCAAGCAGTTCGCCGGGGATGGTGCGTTTATCGCGCGGATCGGCAATCTCCGGATCGTAGCGCATCGGAAGGATAAGCGTCTCCCAAACTGGGTTACCGTCGTCATCCCGTTGCTCCATGCAGTGGCCGGATATGTCGCCTTCGTGCAGGCGTTGGCCGATCATGGCGACCGGATCGGTGCGGAGGTCGTTGAGGCGGCTTCGGAGCGTCTGATCAAAGTTCTGGTTCGTCCCCATCATGCGCTCGGCGATGCGTTCCGGGCTGCCTTCAATCGCCTCTTTTGCGTCGTGGGCGTCGTCTATAAACATGTTGTCGGCACGCTTGCCGGTGTTACCGCTCCCGAGGGTACTGCACTCCCGGCTTCCCCCCGCGGTATTGACGCACCGCTCCACCTGATCAATCCGGACCTTCCATGGCTTCGGAAGTCTGGCCAGTAACCTGCCGTATTCTTCGGACTTGATGAGTTGCCGGAAGCGGTCAGAGTCGCGACTGACGAGCGGCATGGAGTGCGACAGGTACAGCGACCGATCCGACGGGTTGCGGAGCCATCGCCACGCGGGATAAAACACGCTCGTCAACAGGGACTTGCTGAACCCGGGCGGCACGTTGATGATCAGTCGCTTGCACCTGCCCTCTGCAACATCCTGCAACCGGTCGCAGATCAGTTGCATGTGCCAACCCCACTCCAGAGGCTTCGGTTCCACAACACCCCATAACAGCCGGACGAACGCCGAGAAC